GTTTCCGCTTGTGTTAATTAACTTCATATTAATATATAAATAAAAAACAAATATTTTGTATTGTGTAGGTATAAAAAAAGGGCTATCCGTTAAGATAACCCCATTTTACAAGTAAAAGTACTAATTATGCTGTTGGGTCAATTTGAACCGCTGAAGCATCGTCAGTAATTACGGTTGATGTTACAAAGTAAGGCGGTGCAGTTTCTTGTGCATTTACCGTTAATGTGTAACCTGTTAAATCTCCCATTGCAGCACCTGTAACGATAGTCCCACCGTTTACATCGCCGCCATTTTCAAGTCCTACTAAAAAGAAGTTTCCGTTATAATCTTCAACAGCCACGTGTGGACGTGCGTGAGCGATTAGTTTAAGTTCTTCTTGTGTAGCTTTGTCTTGAAAGGTCAAAGTCATATTTAATGTAGTATCATAGAAAGTTGTTCCGTTTTCTCGGCTTGAAGTGATAGCAGTTTCCATTGAACTGTTACCTTTTACATCAAACTGATACCAAGTTGGCGTTCCAGAAACTCCTGTGATTTCGCCAGATACAATTGTCGCATCTCCTAAAGTTCCGTAATCTGCAAAGTAAATGGTTTTAATCCCACCTACTGCCGATTTACAAGGTACTTTACGTCCGCTAGTTATTAAGCAACCCATATTTTTATAGTTTTTTTTAATAAAAAAGGGCAGGCAATTTTACCCACCCTTTTAAATTTGATTAATTAATTATTATGCAGTTTGTCTGTAAACGATGTCAGATACTTGTGCGTACTGAACCCCAGCAGTAAATCTCATTACTACACGGACATTTTGAGAACCGTCATTCTCTGCCATATCAATTACTCTAACTTCGTTCAAGTCATTTAATAGACCAGTTCCAAAGAATAAGTTTGATTTTTCAGCAGCGATAATAGTACCGTCAGCAGCACCTCTTGCTGGTACAACAGGAATTCCGTCAAAGAATAAAGAACCTAAAGACTGGTTGTTTCCTTTGTTTTCGTATCCGTTAGCACCTTCGCCACCAGATTGGAAACCACCTAAAGCACGTGTGTAAGCTCTAATTACATCAGAAGCAGCATAGATAAGTAAATCCTCTGAACCATATACAGCAGTAGGAATAGCATCTACGACAGCACCTAGTTCAGAAATAACGTTAGCAGCAGTAATAGCAGCACCTGTTAAATCTTGACCTGCTGGCAAATCTCCGTCTGCATCTAATAAAGTTGAAAATCCGTCAAACTGTCCGCTAACATTTGCAGCTCCTGACCAAATATTTTTTTCTGTACGGTCAGCCACTTTTGCAGCAACGTGAGCCAATACGAAATCAGCAAAGTTTGGTGCTAAGTTATCAAAAGCACTGTATCCCATTTGTTCAGCTTCCCAAGAAGAATGTAATGTTTTTTTACAAATGTCAAGGTTTACTTGAAATTCGTCTGGTTGTAGGATAGCTTCTGTTAAAGTTAGCGTTCCAGCATCTGTTTGAAAGTCGCAAGTCGCATCTTTTACGATGTCGTCTGTTGATGCTTTCTGAATTACAGATTTGAATTTTACGTTTGGCATTACGGTAATTAAACCTTTGTCTAATGTATCCGCTGTCAGTAAAGCTGCGGCTACATATTTTGATGAAAATTCCCCGCTATACGAGGTCGTTAATGATACACTCATTTTATTTAGTTTTTAGTTGTTATTAATTATTTAGTCTTTCCATTACTCGGTCAATAGTACTTCTTTTTCTGTTTTTAGAAACACTAAATTTCGAGATAGTTTTATGTACTTCTGGATTTGATACGATAGGCTCTGCGCTTGGCTCGTTTAATTCAGCTTGTACTTCAACAGGAATTTCATTTAGCTCTATTTTTTCGTGCTTAGCTAATTCTTCTGTTAAAAGGTTGCCTAAGTCATCAGCACTTAAATCCTCTTTTGGTTCTAGCATTGCTTTGATTTCTTCAATCATTGATTTAACCTCTGCTAGTTCTTCTTTAGTAGCGTAACCCATTTCTTCTTTTTCTTCTTCTTTTGCTTCAACCTCTTCAACCTCTTCGGCTTCTTCTTCGGCTTCAGCATCTTTGATTTCAGAAATAAGACCCTCTTCGGCAACTACTAATATTTTACCGTCTTCTAATGCGTACTCGCCAATAGGCAAAGCTACTTTTTCATCTTCTGTAACGATAAAAACTTCGTTTCCACTTTCAAACGCATCAGCCTCAATGACTGTGCCGTTGTCTAGTTTAGCTTGTTCTAGCTTAACTTCTTCGTTAAGGTTTAGAACGTCTTTGATTTTTTCTATCACGTTGTTTGATTTCATACTTATATATAATTTAGATTAATTTAATTTGTATTTTCGTTATGCTTTTTTCTGAATTACGAACCATTCTACGCCGTCACTCCAGATAGCTATACCCTCGTAATCTTTGTTTATTCTATAAGGATTTGAACTGCCGTCTAAGTTTTGACCTGATGCTGGTGTTACATCGAAATGGTCTGACGATGAAAAACTACTGTCAGATATAAACCTTATTTTTCTGTTTGCGTGTGCTACTGCGTCTGGTAATGTGTAAACTGCCGTTCCATTGCCTCCAGTCCACGAAATTTTAAACATAAAAGTATCATCATAAATAGACTGGTTTAAATCTACATCAACACCAGCCTCTGCGGTTATATCAGTAGACACAAAATAGTTTTTAAATTTAGATACAGTTGTTTGTTTAGTATCTCCGTTTTGAACAGTTGCAATTAACTCACTGCCTTGTAATTCTGTTGCTGTTGGTAATGCACTTATTTTTGCGTTTGCCATTATCTCTCTAATTTATAATTATTTTCTTGTAATAAAAAATCTCCGTTTTCTAAAAGTATAAAGTTTTCGTTTTTAGACATTTCACCAATACCCTGTGCTATAATATCCCCATTACAGCACTCAATAGAATAAGCGTCCCTATCTCTACACAAACAACCTCTACGACCGTTTCTTGGACTTGTTTTGCTTGGCGTAAAATACTTTGACCACTTAATCATTTTCTAGTTGTTTAAGTTTAGCCTCCGCCCACGTTTTAGCCGATTTGCCACCCCATAACAAAAAAGATATAGTTCCACACGCTTCGGTATCTTCTGGCTTGTAATACGCTTCTGCTCTTGACAAATAAGAGTACATTCTTTTAATCGTTTCTTTGCTGATTGGCTTGCCTTGTGCTAATTGCTGCGCTCTTACTTTTCCTACTTGTGTAGCGCATTTATTATTAACCGCTTCGTTTAGTTTTAAACCTCTTTTTGCGTTGTTACTTACAGAACTAGGATAGTCTGAATAGCTTTCTAAAACCATTTTCTTACCACCCTTAACACGCTTATCATTTTTAATAATAGCTTTTATTTCAGCTAGTAAGTATTCTGCTTCTTCTTCTTCTATTTGTGCTAGTTCGTCTTTTATTGTTTGGTCGTTTGGTCGCTCCATTTTATCAGCGAAATAACCCTCTATTGAGAAGCCTTTTACTTTGCCAGTCTTAACAAATTCGTTCCATATTTGGTCGTTGTTTACTTTAACACTACCAACCCACGAACCTAAAGGCAAATCCATTCCGTATTTTACGCTCTTATCGTGTACCTTATCTTCAACAATCCAGCTTTCAACTAAACTTAAACCCTCCAATTCGTGTTGGTGTTCTAGCGTTGAGTTGTTTTGTTTGCTGTTCATTAAATACATCTGGGACGCTTTTAAGACAGTATCTTTTGAAAAATATATGTAGTACTCATCTTCGCCATTACGTCTATAAATTGGCTTGTTAGGTATTAATAAAGCACCCATTAATATTCTACGCTCTCCGTCTATTTCTGCAAGTTTAAACTCTTGGCTTTTTAAAGCAACAAAATCTTCTTCAATAGCTGGGTTTTCAACTACGCTTATAGCTTCTATTCCTAGTTCGCTTTCTTCGTCTAATATTAATTCGACTATTCTCATAATAATATATAATTAAATTTATTTATTTTTGTTTTTTATATTGTCGCACCCTCAACTATATTGTTTTCTAAACTTTGTGCTGTTGTTACATCGTTTGAAACTACATAGGCTTGTACTGGCTCATTTGTTTGCTCTGCTACTGTGTCAGCTAAAACACTTGTTTCACTTGCACCAACTACGTTAAAACTTGGGGGAGCTGGAGCAGTACCACCACCACCACCAGATGCTACATTTGGTTTACTTCCAGCACTACCACCACCTAAAGCGCTAAGACCCTTGGCTGTTGCAGCTATACTACCAGCAATGCCTAAACCTGCACTTATTGAATTAATCGTAACCCAGGGCTGCCCACCTGTTATAGGGGAAGTCGCTACTGCCTTGGCATTTGCAACGCCTGTGTTAATTAATATTTTAGCTATACCTGCTGCGTTTTCAGCTATTAAAAGAGCTTTTTGAACATCTTTGTTTTTACCAGCTAATTGTTTACCAATAGCGATACCTTTTTCTGCAACCCCAATAGTTGCTAATTGTATTTGTGCCTTTGCTTCTTTTTCTGCTAATAACTCATTAATGGTTTTTTGTCTTAAAGCTTGTTCCGCTTCTTGTTTTTTTGTTTTAGCCGCTAAATCTTTTTCATCAAATTCTGCTTGTTTTAATAATTTAGCCTCATCTCTTGCTGCTTCTAATTCATCTGTCTTTATATTGTTTTCATTAGCTTTAGCAATTAAATTATCATAATGTTCTTGTATTTTAATTAGCTCTAGCTCTCTTTTTTCTTGTTCAGAAACCGCTTCCGCATCTCTTAATGTTTTCTTTAAATCAGATAATTCTTTTAAATCAGCTTTTTCTTCCGCTGTTACTTCACGCCTAGAAGTCAACAATTCAGTGCTTAATCTTTTTTGTAGATTAAGTCTTTGAGTTTCTAATTGTATAACACTAGCTTCTAATTGTGCTGCTTCGTTTAAATCGTCCTTATTGCTTTTAGTTAATGCGTTTTCAGTTTGCTTTGCTTCTAGCCTTAGCTTAGCCACTTGCACTTCTTTTGCTGCTAGTTCATCACTTACACGCCCTGCTTCTTCTAAAAATTTAATCCTTTCTTGTGCAGTAAATTTGTCTTTATTAACTGCCTTTTCTCTTAGTTCAGCAATTTTTCTTTCTGCCTCAGCTCGTTCAACTATTAAATCTCTTGCTTTCTTTTCTGCTGTTGCTCTTTGGTCTGCTATTTTCGCTGCTGCTTCTGCATCTGATTTAATTTCTTTACCAAACTCTTTGACAGAATTAATAGCACTATCAACACTATCTGTAACACTATCAACCCCTAAAACAACCTTACCAACACTATCGGCTGCAATTTTACCAGCTTCTTTAAAATTACCTTTAAATAATTGCTCAACTGCACGACCTAAGTTTGGTATCAAATTAATTAACCCCTCAAACCTAGTGACTATATTATCTTTGATTAAATTAGCAAAGTCTGTTATCGCTTTTTTAGGATTTTCAAAAACACTTATAATGTTTTCGCCTAAGTCAGCTAATAAATCTAAAAGGTTTCCTGTAACACTACCAATAACCCCTAGTATTTTAGCGAACTTATTTTGTCCTTCTTCACTTCTTGTAAACGCTTGACCTAAAGCTGTAATAGCTATCAATAAAGCACCAATTCCTGTACCTATAATAGCAACCCTTAAAGACTTAAACCCAGTCGTTAAACTACCAACAGCACCCTTAAAAGCTGTAAACTTAGAAACTGCACCCCCAGTAGCTTTGTCAAGAGTTCCACTCATTGCTTGTGTGGATTTGTTAGTTTCTTTAACTTCTTTGTTTACTCCGTCAATACTTTTTTCTAAGTCATTAATCCCCTTAACAGCGCCCTTGCTATCTACGTTTAAATTAATTGTTTTTTCTATTGCCATTTTAATTCTTGTTTTAACGCTTTGTAACCCTCTTTAATTGTTGTAGGTAGTTTGTATTTACCTTGTGCTATTCGCAAGTTTTCGGTTTCTCCGTTTGCGTACTTTAAACTTTCTATTATTAATTTTATCATTCTAGTATTATTGTTTCAGATAATTCAGTTATCAAAGTATCTCCGTTTTCAGCTATTGCCATAGGTTCTTTTTCTGTTGTTTCAAATAAATCTGTGTCAAATGCTCCATTTTCTCCACCGTTATAATCGTAAATTGCTCTTACAGATATTTTGTAAGTTGTATCGCTATCTAAAGCTGATACAGTAGAACCAAAAGAGCCCGGATTAGTAAATCCAGTATAAATATCATCTACATAAATTTCATACCTTAAAAGAGTTGTGTCTGTAATAGAATTATATGTAAAATCTATTGTACTACTTGTTTTGCTTGTTGTTTCTAAGTTCTGAACTCTCTCTAACTCTTGTCTTTGACCATTCAAACTCTGCGAGGTGTTTGTCTGTAAGTTATATAATTCTAAGTCACTTTTATTTGTTAGTAGGTTTGTCTTTATAGAGTTTATTCTGTATTCCGTTGTGCCTATGATAAATATATCGTTTAACCTGTAATTTAAAATAACATTTAAAGGTAAGTAAGCAGATACATTTGTTTTTCTAGAATTTCTAGCAAATAGATTAGCTACATAATTTCTGTAATACTTACTATATAAATCATTTGATGATGTAGGTGTTACTTGTGTGTACTCGTCTGCTTCAATACCAAAATTAATAGTTTGACTTGGAAAGACAGTGTTAAGATGAGTTAATGAATTTGACGGTCTATAATATCTAATTAAGTTGCTAAACGAACCGTTTAAATTGTCAAACCTTATAACATCACTTGTTTCAGTCCATATTGGATAAAATAATAAAGGGTCGCCTATTGTTGGTTCAAACTTCTTATCTAACATTGCACCCTGTTGAATATCTGTTAAAGTGTTTGGTAAACTTTCGTCATTTAATCTCTCGTACATCATTTTTTCAAAACCAACCTCAACCTTGTAGTCGCTTCCGTCATACTGCTCTGATGTAAAACTTTCTTCTGCAAACTTATTACCTTGAAATTCGTCTGAATACTGTACTAAATACGATTTTTTGCTTTTAAACTTAAATATCATATTTTTAAATTGTAGTAACTTAGATACAGTTTTTTTACTAGTATCTACATATTCTGTAATATCGTAAACCTTGCCAGCGTTGTAATAATCGTCTAAAGGTAATACCGTTATAACTCCGTCCTCTTTATATGCAGTTAAATTAAACATAGTAAATAGGTTTTTTAGAAAATCAAATATTTTCATTTTAGGCATTTGCCTACTTATATCTACTATATTTTCAGCAGTTGGTGCTGCGACTTCATAAAACCCTGTTGCTTGTGTTGTTTGGCTTCCGCTTCCAGTGTCATAAACTTTTCTAACTTCTAAATCTTGCGATATGCCTAGAGTGTTTTCAGTAGTTATAATAATTTTTACAGCTATAACCCCCTCTCCCCAATCCTGTGGGTTAAAATAAACAGTGTCTAGGGTTTGAGTGCCAGCTCCCTGTCTTTCAGCAAAAAGACTGTTATCTGCCATTCTCCTAAATTCAACATTATAGCTTTGACCGCCAGGAGCATTGACAGTTAAGTCAAATTGGTATTCTAACCAAGGGTTACCAAAAGGTACATTAGAAGGGTTGAACTCTGGATAAGCTGGTCTTAACTCTGTACCACTGTCATAATCATACTCCAAACCAGCAGTAGCTGCACTTCCTGTGTACCAAGTTCTAACTATACTAGTAACTTCTCCGCCCTCTTCTGCATTACTCATAAACCCCTCTTCTCTGTGAAGCCATAAGTATAACTTTTTAAAATTAAAACTGTTAAAAAAAGTGTTACTAAATTTTATCTGTGGGTAAGTATCTTCTATTGCATCAATTATGACCTTAGCTCTTAATGCTGGTTTTATATCTGCATAGTTTAAAAATGTATTTGTTATAGCGTCTTTATACCCAGCGTTACCGTTATATCCGTATCTCATATTCTTAGTGTGAGTAATTAACGGAAATAGTAAATCTGGCGGTATTACGTTTACTGGAGCGGATGTACCAAAACGACTTCTTACAAAATTGGTAGTATATTCAAAATTTAAACTGTCTGGAAATTGTAAAGAGCTTAATTCATTTTCTGCTAGTATTTTCTTAAACTCAACCGTTTCTCCTGTAAACACTAATTTATAAGAATAAGCTACATTGTTTTTTAAATCAACAGATGTTAGTCTAAATGAGCCTTTTTTGTAATTAGTTCCATTTAACTGTATAAGTGCATCGCCTTGAAATCTCGCATCATAACTGTTTACTACCTCACTATTGTAATAGTGCTTAAAAAACTTATTATTATGCTTAGAAGCTGGTACACTAAACTGTTGGCTAAACGGCGAAAATATTTTAGCTGGGTCTTTTACATTTTGAATAGTATCTGTAATTGATACGCTCTCGTCTTTAAATAATTCTAGCTTTGTAAAGTCGTTGTATATTTGATATCTTTTGTAACCAGAAAAAACCCCACCGCCAATATCTAGTGTATCTGTTCCGCTTGGTGCTATTGCAGTAATAACCCCCTCAACTCCGCTATCAAGGTCTTTAATTATTTGCCCTACTTTGAACCTTCCGTCTGTGAAATCTGTTGATTGGTCTATAAGTCTAGTTTCAATAGGAAAATAACCAACGCTATTGTATTTAAAAGCATCTCTTATGTATAGGTCTATTATCTGCATTTATCTAATGTTGTTTATAGTATCAAAAGCAAAGTCTATTTTTATAGTGTAATTAATTAGCTTGTCATTTAAACTTGTCTTGTAGCTAAAGCTACTGTCTGTTACATTAACAGGTAAAACAACGTTATCAATTTCAATCCAACAGTCCTCGCTTAATTGCATCTCTTTAAATACTTCGTTGTACTCTTCTGGATAAAATCCTGTATTCAAGTCCATTTTTTCGTTACCCATTTTATACAAGTTTTTCTTTTGGTGCTTATCAACTGCATAGCTATTCGCTGATAGTGTATTTCTTTTGAAGTCCTCTGCCTTAGTAGATAGTTGTTTATTGCTTCGCTTAAAGAACCAAAGATTTTGCAACGCTCCGAACTTGTTTATAAAACTTAATTTATAAGGGTCGTATTTGCACTCTGTTATGTTATCCACTTTAACAACTGAAACGCTACCGTCTGACAATTCAATATAAATAGTATCAACAGGAAATGTAACGTTGCTATCTAAAAACTGATGCAAACATATACTGTCCTCAAAAGTTCCGCTATCTCTATAAACTCTGTCTGCAAATTCGTCTGTTCCATTAATAGTGTTTGAAACATATTGTATTTGTTGGCTTGACAAATTGCTAGACGTAAAATTCTCCTCGTACATTTCTTGGTTTTCTGAATAGTATTGTACGCTTACAACTTTGTTCGTATCGATAGGTAAAACGACTGGCGCATCGTCTAACTTAACCACTGTTGAATTTGACTGCAATAGTCCACTATCGTTTTGAGGGTTAATCCCTTCTTGAAAATATCCGTAACCGTAAAAACCTTTTAACTCAACAAAAGGCATTATAATACCGCTTCCACTAACTATTTTAGCGATACGATAATCAACCCATACAACCTCTGTTTCGTAATCATCAGCATTGTAAGTCATATAATCCCTTACAAGTTCTGCTATATCAAAATTTATAGTACTGTTTACTGCTCTTGCTGATAGTGTATAAGTTGGAGTTGTAGGTCTTGACGTTGTTTGCGTTCCTGTATATATATAAAGCGTTAAAGTCGCATCTGTTAAATTGCTTTCGTTTAAATATACATAATATGGACTTCTTACGTTAATTTTTGCCATTTTATCGTTTTGTTAGTTTTATTAAATCTTTTTCTAGTCCTATTGAATACGCTTCAATTAAATCATCTGGCAACCTTTTAAACGCTGCTACAAATGGTTTAGTAAAAAATAAACTAGGCTTAATTCCTTTTTGATATATACTTCTAGCAATTAAAAACGCTGTACTTTTATAGCTTAAAAATCGTCCTGTTTTCCTATCCCTAAATTGTATTCTACGCCTTTTAACATAGCTTTGCATTGCTTCTGTTAAACCACCTTTTTTTCCTGTGCCACTGCCAAACCTAAACGGACTGTTCGGTGCTTTACTGCTTGATGACTTACCCCTAACCCCTTTGTCTTGAAACTCTCCGTATTGTTCCATTTCAAAGTCTAGTTCAGCTCCTTTAGTTGTTAGCTCTATATTATACCCTAAACTGTTATAAAGTGCCTTAGTGTCGTTCTTATCGCTTTTAGATAGGTTGCTTCGGCTCTGTTGTATAACGTACTTAGCGAACTTGTTTAATTCTTCTTTTAGGGCTTTATCTGCTAACATATTTCAATGTCATTGTTTACGAATACGTCAAACGTTGCAGTCCAACCAGCTACTTTATTTTCAAACCTATCTACAAAAGGTTCAAGACTTGCATCTCCGTCTAGTTCTATATTTGAATTATATAAATCTCCACGCCTTAAAGTTTGTATTAACTTATTTAAAACTGCTAGTTGTGTATTTAAAACGTCTTGTTCATTATTGTTTCCTATAAATATATCCGTTGTAGGCTCTTTACTTTCATCTACAATATCCATTGCTAATATAGATATGTTAAACCTTAAAACGTTTTCTTGTGCTGTAACACTATTTATAATTAAATGTGACAAAGGAAATATAGACTGTTTAGACAAATCAACATCAAATAAATCTCCCTCTGTGACTGTATTTACATTTATATCGCCTAGTAAAGCATCTTTAATAGCTTGTGTTAATAAATAATAACCTCTTATTCCTGTGTAACTCATTTGAATTTACTTTTTATTTGTCTTGCTTCTATTTCGTTTTTTTCTTTTGTATATGTTAAATAAGTCAAGCATTCGTGTACGTTTAATTTAGTGATATTTTCAAATCTCGTAATATCTCCGTCAGCGATTGCATAGACTGAATTGTACCACCCCCATTTGGTTGTGAAGCCAGAAATTGCGCTAAACTCTCCTCGTTCTGTTTGCTCGAAGAGTTCAGAATAACTGTCGATAAGTCCTTGCCTAAATTGTAAAAAAAAACAATAGCACCGAACACAGCATCTAAAGGATAGTTCTTGGCATCTTCGTTTGTATCTGGGTTGTATTCCTTAAGCGTGTATCTTTGCCCTTGCTTTAAATCAATTGGTCTGTATAAAACATTCATAGCCCTATGCAAGTTGTCGTTGTCGCCTATAAAGGTATCTAAGTCCACATATTCCCCAAAACTCATATTTTCTAAGTCTGGTATAAAACCGTAGTCTTTACCATTCATTTCAAACCTATTTATAAGCTGATGTTCTGTGTCAAACATATTATTTATTATAACACAAATATCTGTTATATCTTTTGCTTTCATTGAACGTACAACCTCAACAGGTACTTTACAGAATATCTCAATCATCTTAGATTGAACCTCTGCTTCTTTTGTTAAATCTAATTTATCAAACTCTTGGTATTGCCCTAGAGTGATTTCATTTAATGTTGTTGGTATGCTTAACTTAACTTTCATATTAATATATAAACTTTTTTAATTTATTTTAGTAACTATAAGATACAAAAAAACCCCTACATTTCTGCAAGGGTTATTTAAAAATATTTGTTTATTTTAATTATTTAGTTTAGATATGTAATTTTCTATAAATTGTTTACCTTTATTATCTACATTGTAAACTGTAATATCAGTATCTCCTAAAGTGTGACCGTTAGAAGTAGCTCTTGACCAAGCCATTGCAAATTCAGTTGCTTGTTTGTTTGTTTGAAATTTTAACGTTGCGTTCATAATATTGTTGTTTTTGTTCCCTACAAAGATACACCTTTTTTTGAAATAACAAACATTTAATTAACTTTTTTTTATTTTTTTTATTTAACAGGTTAAGATACTGTATATTTACCCCTGTTTGGGTTTTGTAGTTGAAAGCCTACTGCATAACGAACCGCATCTATTAAATGGTTGTATTTGTCTATTGGTGTATTTGACTTGCGTTCTAACCACCTGTAATTGTTTAGTTCCTTAATTAAGTTAGTGCTATCTGGACTTACTATAATATCATAATCTTGTAATAAGCTAATGCCATAAGTAACACTCCCTTGTCCTTTTATGCTTGGACGTACATTGCACCCCTTTGCTTTTATTTCGCTTAGTAGTCTAGGCTCTGCACTATCTCCAACGATTAAACCCTCTCTAGCGTGTTTTAAATTAAGCTGTGCTATTTGTGAAGTTGTTAGTCTTTGTAAGTAGAAACATTCCTTTAAATAAATACGTTTGTTAGAACTATCTATATTGACCTCAACCAAAGTGCTAGGGTCTGCTGCGAAACCATAATCCTGTCCCCATACGCTTGTGCCTATATGCTTAAACTCTCCAACACTCCAATTGTTAAATATAACCCCCTCAGCTTTGTTTAGCCACGCACCTAGCATTTGCTGTTTGTACTTCTCTGGGCGTCTTATCTTCATTTGCTCTATTTGTTCTATATAGCTTTTAGATAAGTTTTTTATATTGTCTTTGTATGTAGTGTGTATATAGGTTGTATTTTCTTTAGTTGTATTGCTACCCTCTTGAACCCCCCTATCCTCAAAGAAACGTCTATATATAAAATGCTCTTTTGTTGTAGGGTTTAGTATTAATATTATTCTGTTTGGTTTACCTTGTTGTCTTACTGACAAATCAATAGTATCAAACTTTTGCTCGTCCACTAATTCTTCTGCCTCATCAACTACCCACGTTGTTATCCCTTGTAAAGATTTAAGGTTTGCAGTCTGGTCACCGCTTGAGGTTTTAATCCCTCTGAATATTATTTTGCTTCCTGTCTTTTTGTTTAATATCTCATCTTTGGTAATGTAAAAGTCTGCTATTGAGCCGAACTGTTCTAGCTTGTCTATAAACTCTGGTATAATTGATATGTAAGCTGAGGTTAGCGTATAACGTGTAAATAGTATCGTGTGACCTTGTTCGTATGTTAGCATCACTAAAAGGGCGTTTACTGAAAAAGACTTTCCAGAACCACGCCCACCACTCACAATAAAATACCTACTGTCGCTTTCAACAATAGGCATATATTTCTTTTTTACTTTAATCAACGAACTTTATTAAATCTCTAAAATTAATGTTTAAACCCTCACTAGAGTTAATGTCAACACTTTCCTTAGGTTTACCATAACGATAGCTTAAATACAGCTGTACGGCTCTCATATCGCCTTTAGCCACTAGTTCACCTAGTTTACTTATAGCTTCGTCTTTGTCTATTATAGCATCTAGGCGTTCAATTAGTTTTTGTTC